TAGGAGTAAAATATAAAATCTCACCTGGATTATCTGGTACACCATCATCATCAGCATCAATCATGTTGTACACTGGCGAATCCCACCAATCTTCATATGGTTTTTGTGCTGATGCTGTGAAAGTGGCATATGGAGTTACGTTCATGGTAGGACCTTGACACTGTATCCCATTACCATATGTGTTTGTTATATACGGACCTTGTAAAACTTGTATTGCCTGGTTGGTCACTGAGCCCGAACTATTCGCAATCGGGTTTGCAGTAGCACTAACTCCACCCACACCTTCTGCTCTTGAAGGTAAACATTGAACGCTGAGAAGTGCTGCAATTACTGGGTAAACGTACTTGTTGTGTCTGTGACGCTTTTTATCTGGGTGACCCTTTGTATGAGAGTTTGGTTGGTCATCCCTGGTCCTTGATAACTCTGGGTAAATTGAAAGGCTTCTCCTGGAGTTGTTATCGTGAAGGTTCCTTGATTGTTGAAATCCAAGTTGTCGTATTGAGAAGTGACCGAACCTGTTATGGCTCCGTCTCCTGATCCTACTGTTGGATTTATTGTCACTGTTGACGTGTTCACGTTGGGGTTGAGTGCTGCTCCATCGTTTGAAACGCCTACCCCTGTCACTGAGTATTCCCATCCTGTACGATAATCTATAGAATTTATGGTCTCCGTTATGGTACTTTCAGTCTCTGTGTGGCTCGTCATAGAGCCCTGCTGAAAATTGGGGACCACAGGCACCGCAAGGGTTCTCAATGGTACACCAAAGAAACATAATAGTAGGAGTCCTATACGTCTCATCTTATATAGCCGATCAACGTATGGTGATTTCTGTGACGAACTGACCCGTAGCTGAAGTACCAGCTCCACCAGCTGTTAAACCAATGGCACCAGCAGTACTAAGAGTTCCAGCCAAGGCACCAGCACTACCAGGTGCTGTAGAAACTGTGTTACTGTAACCATTAACGTCACCTACATCAGCAGCAGTAGTAACTATAGCGTCACCAGTTGTTATGTTCTGTGTGTAACTGTATGAATTACCTTGGGTTGTCTGTGCTGCATCAGGCAGTGTAAAAGTTGCTACACCTGCTGTGCTGACTGCTGAGATACCACCAAGACTACTAGCAGCACTACCACCAGAAGGTGTTACTGTTGTAGATACACCAGATCCACTGGTGCTGTATGAGTTTGCTGCTCTAGATACTGATGTGTATCCTGCATCAACCTGTAATTGAACTGAGCTTGTCAATCTATGTGTCAAATCTGCACGTGCTGGTAATGTAAACCCTAGCAATGCCATACCGAAAAGTAAGGATGCTTTTTTCATAATTCCACGATACCTTTCGTACCTATTTAGCTTTAATTAACATTAAAAATAGGTATCAATACGGACATTTCTACCTGACCGTACTTGTATATTTGTACTATTCACGCTAAATATAGGTGGTTGCCTTCGGGGACCACAAAATCAAACCTCGCTTTTAAAGGAGAAAAACAATGACAGGACTTACAAGGTTCTCAAATTTTGCATCCAAAGATATGGATGTTCTTGTTGACGCAATCAACAAGTATAGTGTCGGACTAGATGACACACTAACAAGATTACACGCATTTGGATTGAACCCCCAAAGCACATCTTACCCACCATATAACATCGTCAAAGAGAGTGAAGATAAGTGGAAGATCGAGATGGCATTAGCAGGATGGAGTAAGGAGGATGTCGAAGTTTCTACAGAGAGACATCAACTCCATATCAAATCCACTAAAGTTCAAGAGGATAAGCAAGGAGAATATAATTTCAGAGGAATAGCAGCACGTTCATTTGAGAAGTCATTCAACTTGTCAGATGATGTTGAGGTTACTGACGTGAAACTAAACAATGGATTACTTAATGTAACCTTGACTCGTGTGTTGCCTGAAGCACAGAAGAAAAAAGTGTATGATATAGTATGAAACGAACACCAGGTGAAATAATTATGCACCCCTTATGGATAGGACCTGTGCTGATAGTGGGTTTCTTTCTAATGATTGAGACCCTTCACACCCTCACCCACTGGCATATGGAAATAGATGCTGATGCATACTGTAGAAACAATGCTGAGTGGGTGGAGAGTAATACAACTGAAGATGATTACTAGCATATATAATAAACAACAGAAGAGACCCGATGGGTCTCTTTTTTATGGGCAAGACAATGCAAAAATGGTTAGGAATTAGTTTAGGTGCAGTCTTTGGAGTGTGCCACATAGGTATGATAGGGTTGTTAGCAACTAGGCAATCCAATAAGGTACCTTATATCAATCCCCCAGTAGGGGATTATACATCTTATCGTATCTCAGCAAATGAGAATGGATATGATATCAGTTATCAAGCAAATGATCCCAAGACGATGGTCATCACTAAGGACATCAAGAAGAAGGGTGGTTTCTTAGGACTAGCAAACAATACAACTCAAGTTGTTGAGGAGTACGTCATGGATGGTAAGACCAATCAGGGCGGACCTGTATCTAACAAGAGATCATGGCAAGATCCATCTACTATAGTTAAAGGTGGTGAAGTATCTGATAAGACTGTCGCCTGCATAGAAGCAGTCGGTGGTGGTAAACAGACAGGAAGACTGGTTGGTACTAGTGTTGGTGCAGCTGCTGCCCCTGCTGTATCAGGTATACCATTCGTAGGATGGTTGGCTGCTGGATGGGTAGCAATGTTTGGTGGCAATCAAGGTGCTGAACTTGGTGGTAATATGGCTTCAGAATTAAATGAAAACTGCTAGGATAAACTATGAACATGTATGTAAACCTGTGCTCAAGCACTAACGAAAAGAAGGACACCTTGACAGTTGACCTCCCTCCAGTGTATACTGATGAGTTCAACCAGATGGTGCACATTCTTGCTCAAGAAAAGAATATCACTGCTCGACGTGCCTTCGTTGATATGGTGAAGTTTACATTTGACAACCTAATGGAGAGAGATTATGAGCGTAAAGGTGGTAAGAATGCAAAACGGAGAAGACGTAATAACTGACGTTAAAGAGATCCGTCCTGAAGAAGGTAAGTCTGCCATTGCATATGAGTTCCTTGATGCTTTCACTGTAACTATTCTTAGACCTACTGAGGATATGTTTAGGGAAGAGGATATGGATGCTATGGATTCTCTTGGGGATATTCAATTAGAGTTTTTCCCTTGGTCTCCATTGTGCACTGGAAGAAATATTGTTACACTGTATAGTGTGGTATCATTGTCTGATCCTCATAGCAATGTCATTGAGGGTTACAAACAGGCAATTGAAAAGTACAAAGAACTAAGGAGAGACGATGCTAAAGTTGATTATTCTGAAACACCACCCGACAACCTATTTGCTGGGTAAGATAACTGAGTTGGATGAGGAACCTAGTTTATTGATTGAGAATTGTTACAGCGTTACTCCAGAGGTCACCCTTCAGGAGTATCCTTTACACACCAGTCAGAGAGATTTGTTCTTGACATCTGACGATGTTATGACTATACTGGATCCATCCTTAGTGGTAACCAAGTTGTACGAAGAAGCAATTAGTGAGTAATTTCTATACGAATCTTACATTAATAGGGGATGATATTCTCTACCGTGGGTATGAGAATGGTGAACCTGTGCAGTATAGAGAAAAGTCACAACCTATAATGTATCTCGTGCCACAGGCACAGAGTAAACCTTCCAAGTATAAGACCTTGGACGGTAGGAAAGCATACCCAAAGCAATTTGACGGTGCTAGAGAGGCACGTGACTTCCTCAGACAGTATGATAATGCTGCTGGTTTAGAAGTGCATGGGTATGAGAGATTCCTTTATCAACATGTTGCTCAGAAGTTTCCTTCTGATATAGATTATGACATGTCCAAGATGAAGATCTATACGATTGACATTGAGGTTGCATGTGAGAATGGTTTCCCTGATGTAGAAGCATCTGCTGAGGAGATGCTCTGTATTACGATCAAGGATTTCAATACTAAGAAGATTATCACGTGGGGTACACGTGAGTATCAATCGAAGCACGAGTATCGTGTCTTCTGGTCTGAGGCAGAGATGCTTGAGGACTTTGTAGGATGGTGGGTGCAGAATACTCCTGATATTATTACAGGATGGAACTGTAACCTATATGACATACCATATATCTGTCGTAGAGTTGAAAGAATACTAGGAGAGAAGTGGAAGAAGTCTCTGTCACCTTGGAAGAGGGTATATGACAGGGAGATTATCATACAGGGACGTAAGAATATTGCTTATGATCTTACTGGTGTTAACATCCTTGACTACCTAGACCTTTATAAGAAGTTTACTTACACCAACCAAGAATCATATAGACTAGACCATATTGCTATGGTAGAGTTGGATGATAAGAAGTTGGATCACTCTCAGTATGAAAACTTCAAGGACTTCTATACTAATGACTGGGATCGTTTCGTAGAATACAACATCCATGACGTGAATCTTGTTGACCAACTGGAAGATAAGATGAAACTGATTGAGTTGTGTGTTGCTATGGCATACGATGCCAAGGTTAACTTTGAGGATGTATATTCTCAGGTTAGAGTATGGGATACATTGATCTACAATGACTTGTCAAAGAGAAACATTGTAGTGCCACCGAAAAGTAAGACAAAGAAAGATGACAAATACGCAGGAGCATATGTCAAGGAACCAAAGCCTGGCATCTATGATTGGGTGGTCAGTTTTGACCTTAACAGTCTGTACCCTCACCTTATCATGCAGTACAACATCTCCCCCGAAACGCTTGCCGACAGGAGACACCCCACTGCCACAGTTGAAGGACTGCTCAATAGAAGAGTTCGGATCGATGGAGACTTTGCAGTGTGTGCCAACGGAGCACAATATCGTAAGGACATCCACGGATTCCTCCCCCAGATGATGCAACGCATCTATGATGAGAGGACAATATATAAAAAGAAAATGCTCAAGGCGAAGCAGGAGTATGAAAGAAAACCCACCGACCAACTCAGACGAGACATTGCTAAATTTAATAATGTCCAGATGGCAAGAAAGATCCAACTTAACTCTGCCTACGGTGCTATCGGTAACCAATACTTCAGGTACTACAATCTTGCGAACGCTGAAGCAATCACTCTCAGTGGACAGGTCGCAATCAGATGGATCGAAAACAAAGTAAACAAGTATTTAAACAACGTATTAAAAACAGAGGAGACTGATTATGTTATTGCTAGTGACACTGATTCTATTTACCTTAATCTTGGTCCTCTGGTACAAGCTGTATTCCCCAGTGGAGAGAAGGACGATCAGAGTACACTTAGTTTCCTTAAGAAGGTGTGCGATGTGGAACTTGATCGCTATATTGCGAGTGCTTATGAAGAAATGGCAACCTATGTAAATGCCTATGAGCAGAAGATGTTTATGAAGCGAGAGAATATCGCTAACAAAGGCATCTGGACTGCTAAGAAGAGATATATTTTAAACGTATGGAATAGTGAAGGTGTCCAGTATGACAAACCTAAACTAAAGATGATGGGTATTGAAGCTGTTAAGTCTTCAACACCTGCACCATGTCGTACTGCCATTAAGGAGGCACTTAATGTTATAATGACTGGTAGTGAGGAGAATACACAGAAATATATCTCAGACTTCCGAAAGAAGTTTGAAGCAATGTCACCAGAGGAAGTAGCATTCCCTCGTGGTTGTAATAATATTGCAAAGAATACATCCAGTGCTACCATATATGGTAAGGGATGTCCCATGCATGTCAGGGGTGCTCTACTATACAACTTCTACATTAAGAAGAGGAAGTTACATCACAAGTATCCTGTCATACAGGAGGGTGAGAAGATCAAATACATACATCTTCGGACACCTAACAAGATTAATGAGAATATTATCTCATTCTTTCAGACTCTTCCAAAAGAATTTGGGCTTGACGAATCCATCGACTATGACCTACAATTTGAGAAGAGTTTCCTTGCACCTCTCAAAGCCATCTTAGATACAATAGGATGGAAGGCAGAGAAAGTAAACACATTAGAGGCACTATGGTCATAGTTTTTATAATCACAGGACTCCTATTACTATTGGTAGTAGGTGGGGTGTGGTTAACCTTCGGTCCAGGAGGTAAGGATGTAAGAGATCCTATTGACGAACATTCTAAGATGCATGAGTTAGGTATCGCACACGGTCATTCACCAAAGAAAAGATGAGTTTTTTAAAAGATATAGTAAAGGAAATAGACAATGAATACGCTGCTGTCGTTAGTGATGGTGTTGCTGCTGGTGACACTTCTTCGTTTATCGACACAGGTTCGTACATCTTTAACGGACTTGTCTCAGGAAGCATCCAAGGAGGTATTCCAGGGAACAAGATCACAGCTATTGCAGGTGAGTCAAGTACTGGCAAAACATTTTTCTGTCTTGGCGTTGTACAGCATTTTCTCGAATCTAATCCTGATGCTGGCGTTATTTATTTTGAGTCTGAAAGTGCATTAAGTAAAGATCAAATTGAAGAGAGAGGTATCGATTCTTCTCGTATGATGATTGTACCTGTAACAACAGTACAAGAATTTAGAACACAGTCTATTAGAATATTAGATAAGTATTTGGAACAACCAGCAGACAAAAGACAACCTTTGATGTTTGTTCTTGACAGTCTTGGTATGTTATCAACCAGTAAAGAGGTTGAGGACAGTGAAGCAGGTAAAGATACTCGTGACATGACTAGAGCACAAGTTGTCAAGTCTATCTTTAGAGTTTTGACTTTAAAGTTAGGTAAAGCAAACGTCCCAATGTTGGTTACTAACCATACATATGATGTAGTTGGTGCATATATTCCTACTAAGGAAATGGGAGGTGGAAGTGGACTTAAATACGCAGCAAGCACAATCATATATCTTAGCAAGAAGAAAGAAAAGGATGGTAAAGAGGTTGTGGGAAATATTATTAAATGCAAAACAGCTAAAGCTAGATTAACTAAAGAGAACAATCAAGTAGAGGTAAGACTTTATTATGACACAGGACTGGACAAGTATTACGGACTATTGGAATTGGGTGAGAAGCATGGAGTATTTGAACGAAAGGGCAACCGCATTAGTATTGGTGGGTCTAATGTTTATCCTTCAGCCATTCTTGCTGACCCAGAAAAATATTTCACCCCCGAACTAATGCAAGCATTAGACGAATGTGCATCCAAGGAGTTT